ACCACCACGCAATGTTTTTTGATGAATTTTATTAGAAACTTTTTGCAGTTTAGTACCAAGAGTTTGGAACCATCCACCTTGCGTGTTATAGAACCCGCCGGTAGTTGCAGACGTTTGTGTAAACGCAGTGCCATTGTAGACTTCATTGTTTACTGCTGACCAATACTCAGTAGTTGGAGCAGAAGCAATCAACATGTCAAGAATCTCTAAATCAATCTCCATTGATACATATTCAGATAACATTGAAGTTAATTCTGCTTCGGCATCAATTGAGTGATAAGCATTAAGGTCTTGAGCGAACTCAGGAGTCCATACAGCCTTTAGCTTTCTCGTCTTAGCAACGATTGGCTCAGACTGAAGTTCCAAGTTAACTTCTGGAATGTCAATATCAGTACCATTGTTAATACCTTGATTAGCACCAGAACCTTTGAAAGGTGCTGTATCTTCAAAGTCACCTCTAGTTGTATCCGTTGGAGCTTTGCTATAATTAAGTTTTAACCCACCTACAACACCTTTTGCATGTTGAATAAACGTTGCTTGTGTAGCTGCAACAACAAATGATGCAGTGTAATTAGCATCAACGGTTGTAAATGCTTGCACAGGAATAATCTCTGTAGAACCAGATAACAATGTAAATGCTCTAACTGCTAATTTATCTGCGTCTGTTGGAAGATTAACAGTTAAATTAAAATATGTAGCTGAATCTTTAGTAAATTCAGAATCAAAATTCAATGATGCACTAGATGCTGCTGCGTGTGCTGCACCAGATCCTGTCGATACTGAAGTTGATGCTAACGTTCCTTCTACACTTGGAATAGAATATCCAAATCTACCAGCACCATAAAGACCACCCGTTGGATCGCCGCTTAGGTTAGTAACACCAAACATTGAATCGTCAGCTTCTGGAGATCCGAATGGATGACCATTGTCGCCTGGGACATCTGTGTTGTCATCGTCAAACCCAGGAACTGCTGTACCATATTTAAAGTCTAAGTAAAATACTAGACCGGATGGCAAGTTCATTGGTTGTACTGATACAAATTCTTTTGCTGCAAATTCAGCAAAGATTCTTCGTACCAATGGAAGAGCAACTCCTGCCCATTCCTCAGAACCTGCTGCTGTACCTGTAGCAGATGATTCTTTTACTAGTTGTCTTGCTTGGTTTTCAAGCAATTGTGCCATTCCGGCTTTTTCTGTCTCACTAGAAAGACCTTCTAATAGACCCGTTCTTTCCCATTTGTTAACGTGTGCTTTCGCTGCACTTCTTTGAGAATTGTTAGGATCTTGTAATAATGAATTAAGGCTCATTTTTTATTTCCTTTTTTTAAAATTATTTAATTAAACCCGCTAGTTTTTTCCAACGGTTGGCTTGTTCAAAGCCTTCTGTCAATACTTGTGTTGTTTCCTTGCTTGGAGCAGTTGATGCAACAGGTTTAGATGCCATTGATTTTGACTCTTTAACAATACGCTTTCCTGCTTTTGGCTTATGGAATGATTCTGCTAAAGTTGCAAATACCAATTTTGCTTCTCTTGTGTTACCAGCTCTATCAAAGTTTTCAATCACTTTCATTTTCTGACCTTCGTTAAGATCAAAGTTTCGGAACAATTTGTTTGTGTAAAGAAGTTTTGCATTTAAAAGATTAACTTCATTGATTACTGATTTAAGATGTCCAACAGTATGATACGCTTCTTCTAGAGCTTCTTTTGCTTCATTGCAATGAGCTTCTTTTTTAGTATCTTCTTTGTCTTCTTCTTTATCTGCAGCATTCATTTTTTCTTTGTCATCTTCTTCTTCTGCTAAGATTGCTTCAATTAGATCGTCAATAGATGAATCTTCATTAACTCGGAAGTTGTCTGCACGGTCATTATACTCTTGTCCGCGTTTGTCAGCTGAATACATTTCGTATTTCATTCCTGCATTTAAATCTTCTTCGTCTGTGACTACATCTTCTTCTCCAGCCATGTACATTCCTTCGTGCGTACCTTCTGCTTCAAGATCTTCTTCTAACTCTCTGATGATTTCTTCGATGCCTAATTCGTCACCTGCGTCATCACCCATAGCTGCATCCATATCCATTTCTGGTTCTGCATCCATTCCTGGTTCCATATCCATTTCTGGTTCTGCATCCATTCCTGGTTTTGACATAATGTCACCAGTAAAGTCAATTTCACCATCCATGTCAGTATCAATTTCGATATCACCAACATCCATTGGTTCACCTTCTGCGCCCATTTCGTCACCCATGTCATCCATGCCCATTTCGTCACCCATGTCCATTTCGTCACCCATGTCATCCATTGGTTCATCCATAGCCATTTCATCATCTTCAAGCTCACCGATTAACTCAGTTTCGAGCATGCTTTTGATTCTTGGTTGAAACGCTTCTTGAAGAGCGATCTTAGCATTAGCTAACGCAGTTTCTTTAACAGCTTTAGCATCCGCAATTGCTTCTTTTAGCAAATCTGATTTTGCCATTTGTTTTCTCCTTAAATTTGTTTTTTGGAAATAAGATTATTTGAAATCTTAATAGAATATTATTTTTTATAGACACTATATAGAGATAGCGTATTTCCTTAATAAATATACCGCTACTTAAAAAACAGTAAAAAAGCCCTAACATTTCTGCTAGGACTTAAAAAAATATATTATTTATTAATCGTATTGATGCATATCTCTTATTTTTTGCATGTATTTTGCATTGATAAGTTGAGCTCTACGCTTTACACTAGGCTTTGTAAACGTACGGTTTTCTTTTAAAGCGTCTAATACGCCTAGTTGTTTCATTTTTCTTTTAAATGCTCTTAATGCAAATGAAATGTCTCCGTCGACTACTGCTACTGCAGATGGTGTACCTGGTACGATACTTTTGTGGTGTTTTTGTTTTTTACTCATATAACTTGTTTTAAAATTTTCTACTTGGGCGTCTTCTAGGATTGTTGCTTCTGGGAGCTTTAAATGCAAATTTGCTAAGCTCTGGTAGTTGTGCAAAATATCCTTGAATCTTTTGTGATTCACTTCCTGGATCTTCTCCTACTCGAAAGTAAAAATATCCTGTGCGTCCTGATTTGGATTTTTCATGCTTGATAATAGTAAATCCTTTTTTAGTAGTCCAACGTTGTATTTCTTTGGCTACTGCCATTGATTCTTGCGGATCACGTAATTGATATATAACGTGTCCTGCATAGTCTGTTAAGTTGTTTACTAGTTGAGCTTCGTCTATAAGTTCTTCTGTTGTAATAGTTTTTAAACGTTCCATTTCGTCTGCGGCTCTTTCTAAATTGTCTACTTCTTCATCAGAATATGTTACTTTTTGTTCCTTTAAACTAAAAAAGTCTCGATACATTTTTTTAAACTTACTCATTATCATGCTCTTATATTATATAAATATATATTTTAAATTCCAAATTATCCTACTTCAAAGTAGTTGCCAACACCATGTGCTATGTCTTCAAATGCAGCTTCCATTCTACGTTCATGTATTAACACTTCATTTGCAGATTTCTGAAATTGTTTGAGTGCTTCTGTAATACCTTTCATTTGTCGTCCAGCATTAATTGAATCAACCATATCTTCTTTTTCTGTAACAAGTTGCGAAGCTGTTTCTACAATGCTAGTGATTCGTTCTACTACTTCTTTAAGTCGTCCTTTACCATATACGGATTCTCCCATTTGTGAAAATGTTTTTACTGCTTCATGAAATTCACGTTTTTGTTCAGTGGTTAATGGAGTAGGTCCTTCTGAATATACTGTCTGTTTATCATTGACATTTTCATTTAATATGTCATGTATTGCGTTTAAATTTTTGCTTTCAAATTTCATGTTATATCCTACATTTACCATCTTCACATAGTATTGATGTGATTAGGTTGTTAACTTTATCGTATTTATTTGTTGTTTGTCGTTGAGTCGACTCTTTTAATTTACCCATAAATGCTCCTTGCGTTGATGGGTTAGAAACAAAGTCCCAACAAATCAATTCAAAATCATCTTGAACTTCTACTGTATTTTCGTTACGGAGTTCTTTTACACTGCCAAGACCTCTACTAGATATTCCTAAGGTAATACCTGCTTCGAACAATGCTTTTAATATTTTACCAGATGGGGTATCTAAAATTTGTACTACACCTTTAAGATCATCACCTTCCCAAAATATCTTTAAGACATTGTGAGATACATTGTTTAGATTGACTACACTTGACTCTGGATGATCTAATTCTCCCAATGCTCTGTTTTGATCTATGTATTCTTGTTGATACTTTTGACATTCTCGCATCAAAATATTTTTAGGATATACACGGCCGTTTTGGTTTTTAGCTCCGGCTCTCTGCAAGACACCGTGCACTATGAATCCTCCCGGAACACCATATTTAGCACCATGGGATTCATTTATTGAACCAATTGGCTTAAACGGCATATATTCTACTAATAATTTTGACATCTTACTCTCCTAATGATCTAACTCGCTCTGATATTTTAATTAATCGTTCTGATATTTTTCTTAATGCATTATGCGTTCCACTACTAAAACCAGAATGTGCTATTCCAGATTCAGTTTTTAATCTGCC